ACGATGATGTGTACATGCGTGACCAAGGATGGGATGATGAAATATACGAGCATCGCGACTACAATTCACTAATTAGCATGGAATCAAATGGCAAGCGTCCTGAAAGCACACTATTTCCATGTTTACCACGATTATGGATAGACACTTTTGACATGATAGGTATTAATCCTGTTGATCAATGGGTGCAAGATATTACCTATGAACTTGGTGCATACAAACGCATCTCAAGTAAACTGTTTCATGACCATTTCAAATTTACTGGTAATAACAACGACGAAATATATCAAGAGACATCAAGTACAAAGAAGTCAACTAAACGAGCATATAAAACACCTGAGGTCGATGCACTAAAGCAACAATGGATAGAACGTTGGAGAGCAGTTGTCAATGAGAACTAGAATAATTGTTTTACAAAGCAGTGAAATATCACGATCAATGGGAGCAAAGTGTATTGCACGTGCGAAAGAATTTGGAATAGAGGCAGAAATATTCCCAGGGATACATGGAGCCGATGCACATCAAATTCTACATGATCTTGGACTAAGACAGTATAAATCAAAAATGAAAGGTGGACGTTTAGGAGTCCTTGGTTGCTTTCTTAGTCACTACTTTCTATGGACTGAGTGTGTAGAGAACAACGATCCTTTTATGATACTTGAACATGATGCTTGGATGCTGCGTCCATTACCTGAAAATGTGCTTGATTTATTTCCTGATGTACTTAAATTAGATAGCTTGGACCCATACAGTAAAACTTACAATAAAAAGCTATCAGAGCAAAACGAAGAAATTACAATATGGAGTTTGCACGACCGAGAAGTTCACGGTAAACTGGAACACAGTAGAGGACTATATTCCATGGGAGGATATGGATACATTATAAAACCTCATGCAGCGGCACACATAATAGAGCAGTGTAATATGTATGGGTTTCGTCCAGCTGATCATCAACTACACACCACTGATGAAATTGATATACATCACATCTCACCAAGTATAGTGAGAATACACGAAGACTATCATGATCTCAGAGCAATGAAAACCATGAGTTTGACACGCAACTTGGAAGCAAATAGTTCATGAGATACCCAGCATGGTTTCCGGATGACCATCCTAACGATCCGCGTACCTATGTACCAAACATAGAATTTTATATTACCAATGTTTGCAACATTGCCTGTCCTCAGTGCAATCGATTCAACAACTGGAATTTTAAAGGTCATCAAATTTGGAAAGACTATGAAGCAACCTATGAGTCATGGGCAACCAAAATACGTCTTCAAAAGATTTGCATATTAGGTGGTGAACCACTGATGAATCCAAGCATTACAAGTTGGATCAAAGGCATCAATAGACTATGGAAAAAGAAAGTACAGATACTTACTAATGGAACTAGAATAAATCATGTTAAAGGTTTATATGATGCATTGTTTTTTAAGTCTCCGTACGGAGAATCTGGCAACAACTGGATAGGTGTAAGTGTACATAATGCCAATGATCTCGACAGGCATTTTGAAGAAGGCTATAAGTTTTTAAAAGGCAAGATACAAAAATTTGATGGTAAACGTAACACTGATACAAATGGCACTATGGGTGCAGATTATGCTCTTGTTGATGAAAATCGTATAAGAGTACACTACTGGATTGAAAATCAGTTTACACAAGCCGCAGTGCAACAAGATCCATTAAGTAAACGTTTTGTCTTACAAAACAGTGACCCACAAGAAGCACACGATGAATGCTCGTTTGTACATCATATGTGTCATCACTTTATAAATGGTAAGTTGTACAAATGTGGACCAGTTGGAATCATGCCTGAATTTGATAAACAAAATCCATTTGATGTTAGCGATGAAGATAGAAAAATATTACACAGTTATGAACCTCTTGCGGTTGAAGAATTTGCCCAGAGAGGGAAACAGTTCATAGATAACATTGACGAAGTTATTGACCAATGCAAATTTTGTCCCAGCAAACGCAAGCCATTGGAAACCATAGAAAGTCTAAACAAAAAGAGATTCAGTACAAGTAGTTTCAAAGATGTTGTTAAAGAATAGCCTTAGGACCGATCCAAAAGGCTAGGGAGGGTACTGCCCTAGAACCAAGTTATCGCTACCCTGGTTTTTAAAGTGCCACACTATCTAACCTATAAGTATTCATATGACTGAACGTTTAAACTATCTTGCTGGTGCAAGAACATTTGGCGATCTTCCTTCTGTACTAGAATGGGATGAACTTGAATGGTTACGTGATCTTCCAGGTAAAAACTTTTTTGGCTTGTGGTTGTTTAGAAAAGATCCTGATTTGCCGCCAGGATACGATAATTACATCATATCCTACCATAACGAGCCTTTAGATTGGGAATGGCTCCGTCAACAAGCCACTCTAGTAAGCGGTAACATTATTATATTAAACGATGGCTGGCCATATGACAACTTTGATCTTTGGCCAAATGTAAAATTTTACACATACCATAGTTGGCATTTTCAAATTAACCGTATATATAAACTTTGGCCAAACATTGCACAAAAAAATTTAAAGTATAAGGTTAGTGCAATCAACAATAGAGTAACACAAAGTAAATTAATTATTTTTACTGCAATTTTGGAATTAATTACAGATAAAAGTTTAGTAAAGCTCAGCAGCTGGATCGAATCAAAAAACGTTAATTGGTATGCAAAAACTGGGTATCCTATACTAGACGAACTTACGGAAACTTTCAAACAAAAATATGCAGGTAAAACAATTGAAATAGATAACTTTAAAGATTTTGCAGACCAGGAAAAGAATTCAAATCCAAACGGTCGTGCATACACTGAGGCAGCACTGCATTTTTGTTTAGAATCCTACAACCACAGTTATATTGAGGACACTTATGGAGCATATACTAGATCAGGGCCACATCTTAGTGAAAAAACTTTCAAATGTTTACTAGGTGAAACTGCATTTATACCAGTTAGTCAATATGATGTATACAATCAACTTCAACATTTAGGTTTTATGTTTGACTACGGGCCTTTAGATTTAAGTTTTGATCGGGACCCTGGAAACCTTAGTAGATTAGAAAAGTTAGTAGAACTTTGTAAAACCATAAACATTTATTCCATTGAGGAATTAGTACACTTTACTAAAGAGTCTAATGAATACAACCGTGAACACATTGTTAGTGGTGACTTTGCACAAACGTGTATAAAACAGAATGAGCAAACTGCTAACACTATAATAAGAGACATGTCATGATACTAATACTAGGAAAAAGCACGATTGCACAAGCACTTGAAAAAGCATTGCCAGACTGCACCATCGTTGGCAAACCAGAATATGATTTCAGCAGTCGTTATGAATGCCATAGATTGGTACTTAGCCACACACCAGATGTGGTAATCAATACCTTTGCAGTTTCGCCAAAGGTAGATGATGCATGGGATCATCTGACTGTAAATTTTACTAGTGTAGTATATCTTACAGAACTGTTTTATAACAAGTTAAAAAATGCACATATAATAAATTTTTCAAGTGCAAGAACATATTGGAGTAGTTATCCTGGTATTGATACAGGCGACTTCTACTATAATCTTAGTAAATCTGCACTAAGCGAATTTGGCAAACTTTACAATAGAAAGATATCTGATAATCCACGCAATACTGTAACAACATTTGAAGTAGGCAAATTTAACAGCAAGATGAATAATTTTTCAGGTGGCATGACTGTGGAACGTGTAGTAGACACAGTTAAGGATTGTATAGACAAACGTTATACACAGATTGCATTGTTAAGATGATAACACTTAGTGAAGTAAAAAGTTTGCAACTTGAAATTACAAACCTATGCAACGCCGCTTGTCCGCAGTGTCCACGCAATTACTTTGGTGGTAAGACACTCACAACATTGCCATTGAAGAATTGGACACTACAAGAGTTCAAAGACAATGTGCCATTGACATTGTTTACAAGTTTAGAACAGGTTTATTTTTGTGGGACCTACGGGGATCCATTTAGTAACTACTACATAACACAGATAGTGCAATACATTAAAGAGGTTTTGCCCACAGTAAAAGTTGGAATACACACCAATGGTGGAATAGGAAAAAACAAAACCTATGTTGAAGTTGCTCCATATGTAGACTTTATAGCATTTGGTATTGATGGTTTAGAGGATACAAATCACATTTACAGAAGAAATGTGTTATGGAACAAAGTAATGGACAATGCAACTACATATATTGCAGGTGGTGGTATTGCATACTGGGACTTCATTGTTTTTGATCACAACCAACATCAAGTAGAAACTGCTGAAACACTTAGCAAAGAGATGGGTTTTGCAAAATTTAGTGCAAAACGTACAGGCAGATTTCTTAATAGAAAACATGAATACGAAAGCAAACTAACAGTATACAACAAAAAGAATCTAGTCGATTACATAATATATCCGCCCACGGACAAAAAGTGGCGTAACAGTAACTATGATAAACTAGAAAATATTCGCAGTATTAGTGAATACGCAAAAACTGCGTGTATAAGTTGTAATGCGTTAAATATCAAAGAGATTTACATTGGTGCTGATGGCTTTGTATTTCCGTGTGGTTGGTTACATGACAGACTATATGGCCCAGAAGTTGACGGTACTGCTGATCAAATACTAATTAAAAGACTAATGCAACAAAGTGGAGGTTTACCACGTACAAATGTGTTTCATGGGAAACTTCAAGAAATAGTCGAAGGACCTTGGTTTGAAAACATTAAACGCAGTTGGACAAACGGAAGCAAACTAGAACGTTGTGGTGTGATGTGTGGCGATAAGTTTAATTTGATTGGTGAACAAAATTTAGAAGTAGGATATAAGGAGTAAACATGACAGCAAGAATAGAAAATGTACTGGAAAGTTACAACTGGAAGATTGATGAACGTTGGGATAATAAGGTGCTTGATTATGACAAATCAAAACACAATTGGACAGAATACTTTTTTGAAGCAGTCCGTGAACTCAAGCCAGAGCTACCTGACCTTACACAAATCCACAAGTACTTTACAACCACAGAGTTTATTGATTTACGTAAACACCTAGAACTTTTTACAAACAGTAAAGAATTTAGCAGAAGACTTGATAGTTTCTTTGCAGATTATGTAAGTGACCTAGTAGATGGCAAAGATTATCTAATACAATCAACAAGTGGCATACGTTTTGTTGTTCCTAATCAAGATGCACTTGGAAGATTACTTGCATTTCACACAGGCTATTGGACAGGCTATAACAACCACATGGGCACAGTATGGATACCACTTACCAAAACATGGGGTACAAATACTATGCAAGTGGTAAGTTGGGATGATAGTATAGAAATAATGAATCGTATACACAACGAACAATTACCATTAAATGAAATACAAAGGCTAAGCATTGAAAAATGTTTTCCTGTTGAAATTGATGTAGGACAAGCATGGTTGTTTAATCAAGGACATGTACATGGAAACATAAACAATGAGACTGATATCACTAGAGTCAGTTTTGATGCACGGTATGCACTAATAGGACATGATCTTGGTCCAAGACGTGCAGGCAGTTTCTACAGATTAAAAGGACATTATAGTAAACTAGATCCTGCTGATCTTGCAAGTGGTCCTTGGGTAGTCTTTGTTGATCAAAATTCACAATACATAGGTGAGACACCACACTTTATCATACGTGAATTTTTATTAGGAAAAGCACGTCAACTTAGACTAGACGTAGTCGAATGGAGTAACGAATATTGGGGTTGTACATGGATGCCTAAACTGCAAGACTTTGTTGAAAGAGACAATATAAGCGGATTGATTGTGCCAAGTATACATGCTTTCTCTGGCACTGTTGAAAAAACAAAACAGTTGTTTGAACAAAGTCTCAAAAGTGGACAACAAATATTGTTTGCAGATGAAAACATCTTGCTCAAAGACGAACAAGGTTTAGAAACCATATTCCAAATTTTAAATTTAGAAAAATAACACTTGACTACAGATAATATCTAATGTACAATATGTTTTACAAAGGAGTATTTACATGACAACCCAATTTGACTCAGAACAAAAAGCAAAACTTACACAGATTATTAACGAAGGTATGGGTGTAATGAGCGAAGTAGAAGCATTAAACGAAGGACTTAATGATACAGTACAATCTATTGCTGAAGAACTACAAATTAAACCAAGTGTGTTAAAAAAAGCCATACGAATTGCTCACAAGGCAAGTTACACTGCAGAAAAAGAAGATCAAGAACTATTAGATGAGATACTTACTACTGCAGGAAGGACATTATAATCTGTGAGTTATGTTGATGCTCTATTTGACAGAGAAAAAGATAGAATACACATTGTAGAACGTGTTGATGGTAGGAGAGAATATAGAGAGTTTCCTGCCTCATACTGTTTCTACTATGCTGACCCAAGAGGCAAGCATAAAAGTATCTATGGACAACCTGTCAGCAGGTTCTCGACACGTAACAACAAGGAGTTTCGCAAGGAACTGCGTATGCAATCTGGCAAAGATATCTTTGAATCAGATATAAATCCTGTGTTTAGATGCTTTGAAGAAAACTACAAAGGCATTGATGCACCTAAGTTGCAAACTGCGTTTTTTGATATTGAGGTTGACTTTGATCCTGTAAGAGGATATAGTTCGCCAGCAGATCCTTTTAATCCCGTAACTGCTATTAGTATATACTTGCAGTGGATGGAGCAATTGGTCACACTGGTTATACCGCCAAAATCAATGAGCTGGCAAACTGCACAAGAAATATGCAACGAGTTTCCTAACACAATGCTATTTGAACGAGAAGAAGAACTATTAGGAACATTCTTGGATTTGATCGAAGATGCAGATATCATCAGTGGTTGGAACAGTGAAGGTTATGATATACCTTATCTGGTAAACAGAACTGCAAGAGTATTAAGCAAGGATGACACTAGACGTTTTTGTTTGTGGAGTCAACTTCCTAAAAAACGTACATTCGAACGTTTTGGATCAGAGAACATTACATTTGATACCATTGGCAGAGTTCATATGGACTACATGCAACTGTACAGAAAGTACACCTATGAAGAGCGACACAGCTATAGTTTAGATGCTATCGGTGAATATGAACTTGATGAGAAAAAGACTGCCTATGAAGGCACACTGGATCAACTGTACAATCAGAACTTTAAAACATTCATTGAGTATTCAAGGCAGGATACTGCATTGCTAGACAAGATGGATAAGAAACTGCGTTTTATTGCATTGGCAAGTGAACTAGCACATGCAAATACTGTGTTGTTACAAACAACAATGGGTGCAGTTGCAGTTACTGAACAAGCAATTATCAACGAAGCACATGAACAAGGTATGGTTGTTCCTAATAGACGTGATAGACTCACTGACGAAGATACTGCGGCAGCTGGTGCTTATGTGGCATATCCTAAAAAAGGTTTACATGAATGGATTGGTGCTATTGATATCAACAGTCTATATCCTAGTGCTATTAGAGCATTAAACATGGCACCCGAAACCATAGTAGGACAATTGCGTCCAATAATGACCAATCGCTACATCAAAGGCAAGATAGATAACAAGTCAAGTTTCGCAATGGCATGGGAAGGCTTGTTTGGTACACTAGAATATACTGCGGTTATGAAACAAGAACGTGGCACGGAAATTACCATTGACTGGGAGAATGGTGACGAAACTGTACATAGTGCCGCAGAGATATGGAAAATTATATTTGACAGTAACCAGCCTTGGATACTAAGTGCAAATGGTACTATATTTACGTATGAAAAAGAAGGTGTTATACCTGGTTTGTTGGCACGTTGGTACAGAGAACGTCAGGAAATACAAAAGCAACTAAGATCTAGCACAGATCCAGATGAGATAGAGTTTTTAGATAAACGACAACTAGTTAAGAAAATTAACTTGAACAGTTTGTATGGTGCTATTCTTAATCCTGGTTGTAGATTCTTTGATAAACGTATTGGACAATCAACCACACTAACTGGTAGAGCTATTGCACATCATATGGATAGTTTTGTCAATGAGGCTATTGCTGGCAAATATGATCATGTTGGCGAAGCAGTTATATATGGTGATACAGATTCAGTTTATTTTAGTGCATGGCCAGTTATTAAAAAAGATGTTGAAGCTGGTAATATGGAATGGAACAAAGAAATTTGTATACAACTCTATGATGCTATCAGTGATCAACTGAATGAAAGTTGGCCAAGGTTTATGGAGCAAGCATTTCATGTACCAAGAGACAACGGGCTTATTATCAAAGGCGGTAGAGAAAGTGTTGCTGATCGAGGACTGTTTATTACAAAAAAACGTTATGCTATTAATATATTTGACAGTGAAGGGAAACGTCTGGATATAACTGGCAAACAAGGCAAGATCAAAGCAATGGGCTTGGACCTAAAACGTAGTGATACACCAAAGGTTATTCAAGACTTTTTGATGACACTGCTTGTTGAAGTACTTGCTGGTGCTGGCAGAGACAAGATTATTGAAATGATAAAAGCATTCAAGTTTGATTTCAAAGAACGACCTGCTTGGGAAAAAGGTTCACCCAAACGTGTTAACAATCTAACTATGTACAGCAAGAAAGAAGAACGTGAAGGCCGTGCAAACATGCCTGGACATGTAAGAGCTGGCATGAACTGGAATACTATGAAAAAGATGAATTCAGATAACTATAGCCAAAGTATTGTAGATGGTATGAAAACTATTGTGTGCAAACTTAAGGCAAATCCACTAAACTGGACATCAATAGGCTATCCCACTGATGAGATGCATTTGCCACAATGGTTCAAAGATTTGCCCTTTGATGATGCGGCTATGGAGGCAACTGTGGTTGATCAAAAGATTGACAACCTATTACATGTTCTTGAGTGGGATTTAGCAAGTGAAACGGATACTACTAATACTTTTAATACATTATTTGAGTTTGACTAGTGCAACTAAAAAATCTTGTAAAATATAAGAATCTTATTAAAGATCTTGATGACGAAGGCTTAAAAAAGCATATCAACTCAAAGTTAAGTGCTCTGCTTTCTGACATAAAACTACACGAATTTGACAGTGATAACCTAAAAGAAAAAATGCAAGGTAACCATCTTAAGGTGCTGGAAAATTTAGAGGATTTGTCGGATAATCTAAATAAGTTTAGAACAGATCTTCAGAATACTATTGAAACACTAGAACAACCGTATTATCAAAAGAGTGAAATAATTTATAAAGAAAATCAATTAATGCATCCAGAGATTAGACGCTCCAGACTACGGGCAAATAATTTAATTAATAATGATGAAAGCAGGCAGTTGTTAGTTGACACAGTTGATACCTATATAAGCAGTCAATATCCTACACTACAACTTTCGCCCGGCTATGGAGATGTAACTAAACACATATTAGCAGGCACACCATTATATATTGTTGATGATGATCAAATCATGCTTGAACAATTTCAAGGAGAATTTTTCAACGACACAATGATAAGACGCACAAATTTTTACGTGATGAATGATAAAGATGATGATCCTCTACTTGGATTACCAAAAGAACAAATAGGATTTTGTGTTATAATAGACTATTTTAATTTTAAAACTGTAGACATTATAAGAAAATATCTACAAAGTTTATACAATATCATGCGAGCAGGTGGAGTTGTAATTTTTACTTTTAACAACTGTGATTATCCAAAAGGCATTGACAAAGTTGACGAGATGTACTATTGTTATACTACAGAATCAGAGATGCAGACTATGTGCAAAGAACTTGGATTCAAAATAATAAAACTTGTTGCCAGAGACTATGATGAACGCAACAATGGAATAAGTTGGCTGGAGATTAAAAAGCCAGGTGAACTTAGTACGATTAGAGCAGGACAAGGACTTGCTCAAATAATGGATTTATAAACTGGAGAAAAAACACATGAGAGACTATCTACTAGACTTGGTTGAACACAGCTATGATTTAGGTTGTATTGACTTAATTAAAATCACAGGCACAGACACTGAAACCAGTGTTGACGGTCTTGCAGAGGACAAGAGTGTTGTTCTACAAGCAAAGTTTCACAAACCAGTTGCAGACTACATTGGTACATTTGGTATGCCTAACTTAGCAAAACTAAAAATACTGCTTAATATTGGTGAATACAAAGAAAATGCAGAAATAACTGTGAAGAGACAAGAACGCAATGGCGAACAAGCACCAGTTGGTTTGCACTTTAAAAACGCCGCTGGTGATTTTAAAAATGACTATAGATTTATGGTTAGCGAAATTGTTAACGAAAAGTTAAAAGGCGTTAAGATGAAAGATGTTCCATGGAACATTGAATTTGAACCAACCACTGCAAGCATCATGAGATTGAAAATGCAAGCACAAGCAAATGCTGAAGAGACAACATTCCAAACCAAAACTGAAGATGGACACCTGAAATTCCTGTTTGGAGACCATAGTACACATGCAGGTGATTTTGTATTTCAACATGATGTAGGTGGTACACTTACAAAAACATGGAGTTGGCCAGTGCAACAGTTTATAGCAATTATGAACTTAACAGGAGACAAAACTGTGAGAATAAGCGACAGTGGTGCAACAAAGATCACAGTTGATTCCGGTATTGCAGTTTATGATTACATACTTCCTGCACAGAGCAAGTAATGATTGAACAGGACAACCTAACACTTAAACAGAAAGACTACGCAGTATTCTTGCCTGCTATCAGCAGTTTCTATGCTGGATACATAGGCAAGGAACGTTTTCCTGCTACAGACAAAAACAAAATTATTGGTGATAGGTTGCCAAAAGGCATTCCAAACATGGAAGCACTGAACTGGCTAAACAGTAAAGAAGCATTGTTTCCTTACAAGTATAGTTTGTATTCAGCTGGACATGCTGACATGGACCTAAACAAACAAGTACCCAAAGAAGACATGGTTCGCAACAGAGAAGCAGATACTATCATGCTTGCTGACTCAGGTGGATTCCAAATTGCCAAAGGTGTGTGGCCAGGTGCTTGGGCTGATCCTAAAGACAAGGCTTGTGAAAAGAAACGTGAACAGGTTATTGCATGGCAAATGGGCATAGCAACACATGGTATGACCATGGATATTCCTACATGGACTTACTTGGATAAAGAAGCAAGTGAAGCATGTGGAATCAAAAGTTATAAAGATGCAGTTGATGCTACATTGTTCAACAATGAATTTTGGATGGCAAGTAGAGGCGGCGATCTAAAGATACTAAACGTTCTACAAGGAAGTAACCACACAGAAGCAGACTCATGGTACGATACCATGAAGAAGTTTTGTTCAGACAAGTATGATCGACCATTTGATGGTTGGGGTATGGGTGGACAGAATATGTGTGATGTACACTTGGTATTGAAACGTTTGGTTACACTTATACATGAAGGCTTGTTGGAAAAAGGCCAACATGACTGGATGCACTTTTTAGGCACTAGCAAACTAGAGTGGGCATGTTTGTTAACTGACGTGCAACGTAGTGTACGTCGTCATGCGAATGCAAACTTTACTATTAGTTTTGATTGTGCATCGCCATTCCTTGCAACTGCTAACGGACAAGTGTATACCAACCTGCGTACTGAAGATAGAGGCAAGTGGAGTTACATGATGGAAGCCACTGCTGATGATAAGAAATATGCACATGGTACAGACAGTTTCCGTGATGTTGTAATACGTGATGGTATTCATGAAAAGTTTGAAGATTCACCAATAAGCTCAAGACTTACTATTGGAGATATTTGCTACTATGCACCCGGCGACCTAAATAAGATTGGTAAAGAAGGTAAGACAAGTTGGGATAGTTTTAGTTATGCACTGCTTATGGGCCATAATGTTTGGCAACATATTAGAGCGGTACAAGATGCTAATGTAAGATACGATGAAGGTATACTTCCTGGAATGCTAGTACACGAAACATTTGAACGTGTGTTATTCCGTGATGTTGTTGAAAAAGTATTTGAAGCACGAGATTATAACAAAAGCATGCAGATTATTGAAGACAACAGTAAGTTTTGGGATAGTATCAAAGGCACAAGAGGTTTTACTGGCAAGAAAATTGTTAACAGTGCAAGTCAATTTAATGCACTATTTGATTGACAGTGTAAGTAAACTATAATATAATAAAAACTTAAAAGTGAGGATATAAACATGGAAAAGAGTGCTTGGTTACAATGGTTTCATCGTAATTGCAATCCACGTAACTATTTACAAATTGGCGTAGATACTGGAACAGATTTACAATTTGCATTATCAAATACTCCAACTATTGGTGTTGACAACAGTCCTGCACTAGAACATAAGTTGCTTGATAATCAACAAATAGTTGAGACTACAAGTGATGATTTCTTTGC